GAGTGGCACTGCGGGGAGTGTCACAAAATTATATATTATCATTGCTGGCGGGCTCTGTACTGTCCGCACTGTGGAGCGCCGATTTTCAATTTTCCAAGACGGAAGCTCGATGCTCCCCAGCACCGAGGCATGTCGTACTCAGACCAGGAGAAGATAAAGTATGCCGGACCGGACAATCGATCTCGACTTGTGGGACGAAGGGACAGCGGAAAACCTTCCAGCCATTGCAGTCACAGGACAGGGCCTCAGGATCGAGGGAAGCATAGCAGAGTTCGATAGGCTGATCCTGATATTGGGTGAGTGGCTCAGCCCGTGATAAGAGGGGCATGCTCTGAATTGAGGCTACAGTGCTGCGCCGGGGTTCTACCTCCCTCCTTCCCCGGCCCAATAATAATGCTAATGGATTGATGATATGTGTGCAAGATCTGTGACCATCCGAAGCGCAAGAAGATTGATGCTGCTATCGTTCGTCGCACCAAGTATTCCACGATTTTCCACCAGATAATAAAAAGTGGAAACGAAGAGGCTTGGGTCCAAGCGATGAAGGATCATAAAAGGCATGGTCATGTTACTAAAAAGATCCAGAAGGCCCAAGAAGCTGAAGATATCCGATCCGGCCTGGAATTGCAAGCGTGTACACAGGAAATCTATGTCCTTTGCCTGAATGCCGCAAAAGATGCTAGGCAGAAGGATCTAAGGGCCTTTGGCGGATGTATCAGCCCGGCGGTAAAGGTACTGGAGTTCCTGAAAGGGCCAGAGCAGCCCGACACCTCCCAAGAATCCCCATTATTATCGACGCTGAAGACCGACGTGAAAGAGACATTCAAGGATGACCTTCCAGTGGGTACGGCCGAGCCTCAAGCAGCGAAAAATCCTTGAATGGTGGATGGAAGGCTCGCCATTCACCGCCCTGGCATACATCCTTTTGGAAGGCTCCGTCCGATCGGCCAAGACTAGCACCGGAAGCTTCTCATTCGTCCTCTGGGCGATGACCCATTTCAATGGGGAAGAGTTCGCCTTCTGCGGCAAGACCATCGGAGCCTGTCGGAGGAACCTGATCAGGCCACTCAAGCAGATGCTGGCCACAGAGCCTGGCTTTGTCGTCCAAGACAAGCTCTCGGTGGTCGAGGGGCCGCATCTGATCATCAGCTATTGTGGCCACACGAACATCTTCTGGATTTTTGGTGGCAAGGACGAGGCCTCACAGGACCAGATCCAGGGAGTCACGCTCGCGGGCATCTTCTTCGATGAAGTCCTGCTGATGCCACTGTCATTCGTCTGGCAGGGGCTGAATAGGCTCTCCAGGACAGGCTCGAAGGCCTGGTTCACGGATAATCCCGAGACTCCCAACCACGAAATCTACCGGGAGATACTGGACCCCTATCAGGCAGCAGGCAAGCTCTACTTCTTGCGCTTGACGCTGGACGACAATCCAGCTCTACCCGAGGACGCAAAGGCGAGGCTGAAGAGCCAGTATCCCGAAGGATCGGTACTCTACAGGCGAAACATCCTGGGGCTGAGGACAGCAGCAGAAGGCAGGGTATTCAGCTTCTTTGACGAAGCACCCGACGCCGGCTATGTGGTAGACGCAGTACCTCCGAACTTCACACTGTACCTCTGTGGTCTCGATTACGGTATCTCAAACCCATTCGCTGCCCAGCTCTGGGGCCTGTCAGGCGGCGTCTGGTACTGTCTGAAAGAATTCTACTGGGATTCAAAAGAAGAACGCAAGCAGAAAAGTAATGCTGAATATATCGAGGATTTGGCTAGGCTCTGCTACTGGAACGGCGACCGCAAGACTCCTGCAAAGATCCTGGTCCCTCCGGAAGAGCCGGGATTCCAAAGAGAGATCAGACAGTCCACGCACCAGCATCTCTACAATGTGAGGGATGCCGATAACAAGATTATGCCAGGCATCGAGGACCTCACGACGCTCCTGAGTCTCGGAAAATTCAAGCTGTTCAAGGACTGCAAAAAGACGATCTGGGGCCTCAATGACCTCCTATGGGACGAAAAGAAGCAGCAGCAAGGCATAGACATGTTCCAGAAAGGCGGTTCAGGAAGCCCGGACCATGCATGTGATTGTTCACGTTACATCGCCCGAGAGGCCGCAAAGCAGCTTAGACAGATGAGATTACTATGATAAGAGATTTAGATTCCGTTCTGCAACCTGGCAAGCCTTGGCCGCCCATAAGCGAAAAAGATAGGCTGACCACATACGAGCAGAACGAAGCCCTATTCAACGGGGACCATACAAAGGTTTTCCAGGTGCTCCTCAAGCTCTTCTCGTCTCAGGTTGCAGAATATAATAAGCTCATAATTATTCTGAACTGGCATAAGAGGCTGTCTACTCTGTGGGCCGACTTCCTCTTTGGTGAGCAGCCCAAGGCCGCCGTCTCCGAGAACCCAGAGAGCCCGGAGCAGAAGTATGTAGATGATTTCATAGATCGGACGCATTACTGGCACCGGCAGCACACCAGGCAGATAGATGTATCACGCTTCGGGCACGGCATCATCGAAGGCTACTATGAAGCCGGCTGCAAGTTGCAGGTAGTCCACCCGTCCAAGTACTTCCCTATTGGCGATGCTTTTGGCCGGACCACAGCCCACCTGATCGCCTGGTTGGAAGAGCCAGAAGTGGTAGAGCATGTACAACAGAGGAGGCTTTTCTGCAGGATTCATTATCCGGGCAGGATCGAGAGCCGTGAGTATGTAGTCTCAGCAGCTTCCGGCAACATCATAACAGGGCCGGAGAATGTGTCCATCAAAGAGACAGGTATTAACGAGCCTCTTGTGTCTGTGGTCGAGAACCTGGCCACATCCTCGGGCAAGCTGGTAGATGACTACCACGACCTCGACAGCATCATCAAGCGGATGGAAGCCCGTCTGACGCGAGTTGGCCGGATCCTCGATGTTCATAGCGAACCGCTCCTGGTACTGCCAGAAGACTCTGGTGCCTTCAGCAAGACCGAGACCGGGGCCTTGGTCTATGACTCCAAGAGAAGAGTCTTGGAGCGAGTCGCCGGCGCAGGCGACCCTGGCTATGTGACATGGGAAGGACAGCTTACCGCGGCCTTCCAGGAGATTGAGACCTGCCTCAAGCAGCTGTACGCGCTTTCTGAGACCACCGAGGCTTGCTTTGAGCCCGCGAAACTTGGCGCTCAGGTCTCGGGCACAGCACTGAAGCTGATGCTCTTCATCCCTCTGAAAAAGGTGGATAGGCTGAAGATGGTGGCCGATCCGACTACCAAGGCCGAAATCAAGAGGTTTGCGGCATTCGAAAAGGCCCGAGGGTTCGCGGGTGCTGTTCCTGTTGAGGCCGTGTCCGTGCTCTGGCAGGATGGGCTGCCCGAGGATTTCAACGAGACGGTTGCCAACGTTGCCTCCCTCAAGAGCATGTGCCTGATCTGGGACGAGATGGCCCTGAAGATGCTCTACAAGCTGGATGGGAAGGCACTGCAGGAAGCACTTGAAAAGCTGAAGAGCGAGAATACCATCCTCTAATTATTATTTATGTCTCTACCGTAACCGCAGCGGGATCTCTTTTGCGGGGGATTATACCATGTCCGAAAATTCAGAAGGTACCGGAAACACCGGGGATGCTGGAGATCAGCATCAGCAAGACCAGGCACCGAAGAGCTATACTCAGGACGATTACAACGCATTGGACGCAAAGCTCCGGAAGGAGTACTCTGCAAAGTTCAATGCAATGAAGAAGAAGGCCGATGCCTGGGATCAATACGAACAGTCGAAGAAGACCGAAGAGCAGAAGGCAGCCTACGAGTATCAGAAACTCAAGGCGGAGCACGATGCTCTGAAGGGCTCCGTCGAGCTGGAAAAGGCCCGGATCAAGTCTGGGCGGAAGCATAACATTCCTGAGGCCGATTGGGACAGGCTCCGAGGTTCAACTCCCGAAGAAGTTGAGCAGGACGCGAAGGAGTGGGCCAAAGAAAGGGGCTTGGACAAGGTGGGTGGTAGAACGCCACCAGGAAACGCCAATCCCGCTCGGAATCCATTTAATCAAGCCTTCCTCGATGCCACTGGCAGGGGGGGCAGGTAAGGTAATTCTATGACTGACTACAGCAATTATATTTCTAGGTCAGACGCAAGCTCATACTTGCTCCCTGACCAGCAGAGCAAAGAGATCATCGAGGCTCTCCCTACTTCCTCATTCTGTCTCAGGATGATGAAGAGGCTGCCGCCTATCAACGCGGCTACTTATAAGATTCCGATGATGAACGCCTTCCCAACCGCTTACTTCGTCTCTGAGGTAGCTGCTGCTCGGGGCGCGACAAACACCAAGAAGACTACTGACATGTCCTGGTCCGGCGTGACCATGTACATCGAGGAGATCGCGGTCATAGTGCCGGTACCGGAGTCGGTGATCGCCGACATGGCCGCCCAGAACTTCGATCTCTGGGGCATGGTCAAGCCCAGGTTGGTGGAGGCAGCAGGCAAGCTTATTGATCAGGCAATCCTCTACGACAGCTCCGGGGATATTGCGCCCGCTAACTGGCCGGATGGCATTGTCACTCAGTGCGGAACCAAGAGCAACACAATAGACGTAAGCTCTCAGATCGGCTCTGGCCTGACCTTCGCAGACCTCTACGATGGTCTCCTGGCGGACAATGGACTCTTCTCTCTGGTAGAGCAGGACGGCTATTTGGTGAATGGCGCTCTGGCTGCTATCAGCATGAAGGGCAAGCTCAGAGGGCTGAGGTCTTCGGAGGGCGTCCCCATTTTCACCACCGACATGAAGCAGGCCAACAGGTACCTCCTGGACGGCGCGCCCATGGACTTCCCCAACAACGGAGCATTCGACCCCACCAAGTCTCTCCTGGTGGCTGGTGACTGGTCCCAGGCCGTGTACGGCGTCCGGCAGGACATCACCTGGAAGATAGCCACTGAGGCGAGCATCCACGACAGCTCCGGCACCCTGGTCTACAACCTGTTCCAGGACGACATGGTCGCTCTCAGAATGACTATGAGAATGGGCTGGGCCTTGCCGAACCCGATCAACCCGGTGAACTCCTCGACTCAGTTCCCGTTCGCTTCCCTGGTACCCTGAGGTGGAGCATGAGGAAACTTCTCATCTTTTTGGTGCTGCTCTCCCTGGCCGGCCTGGCAGCGTCACAGAGCTCATGGTATCCCGAAAAGCTCCAGACTGGCAAAGAAGTGGTGGGGTACGGCGGGATCTACGGGGCTAATTATGCAATGGTCCCAGTTCTGCAAATCATCCCGGCTGCAGAAAGTGCTGATGCTGACCAGATAGCCAATGACGTCTCTCTGAACTCGACTACTAAGCTCCTCATCAATTCCACTGGTGCAGGATCTTCGAATTTCGGGGATGATCCAGACGTTCCTCGATGCCTGACGGTGACTCCTGCAGATGTGGTAACCACGGCTATCAAGTTCACCGGGACAGACATCTTCGGCGCAGCCATAACTGAAAATCTGACCTTCTCAGCATCCTCTACCGCCCAGACCACCACCAATGCATTCATGAATGTGACCAGGATAGATGCCACAACTTCAGGGACTACTAGACTATGTGATATCGGCACATCTGACAAGCTTGCCCTCAGCCAAAAGTTGGGAACATATGACCAGGTGGTGCATGCCTGGGTAAATGGTGCGCTGGAAGGGACCGCTCCTGCTGTCACAAAGAATAGCACCGTGCTTGCTGGAAACACGATCGATACGGCGACCGCGCCTGGCGGGCATGCCACGTGGGTGTATTATTTCATCGGTGCCTAACTGAGATAATTACCCAGGTCAAGCCGGAAGCCAAGCCGGAGAAATCCGGCTAAATATCATTTTTACAATATATAATAAATGGTGATATCAAGTATTGAGACTGACGCAGAGCTTTAAGCCTGGAGAATAAGATGTCAACGGCAGGCC